GACCTTTTTTTAATATTTATCACCAGAAATAATCTATTATAAAATGGCTCAAGAAATATTATTGTCTCCTGGCATATCTATTGCGGAAAATGACCAGTCACAAATAACTACAGGTCTTGTAACAGCAGGTTTAGCACTTGTTGGTCCTACAGTTAAAGGAAAAGTTAACATACCAACATTAGTAACATCATATTCTGATTTCAGAAATAAATTTGGTGATGCTTTTGAATCAGCTTCAAATGTTTATGAATATTTGACATCAATTTCAGCCTATAATTATTTCCAACAAGGTGGAACTAGTGTATTAGTAACTAGAGTAGCATCAGGTTCATATACACCTGCTACAGATAATGGAATTGAAAGTAGTATTCCAACTACTACTTTATCTACCAAAACTGATAGATTGAAATCATCAGTAGGTAGTTTTAATATTACAGGAAGTACTTCTACAGCGGCCCAAACAGTATTAGCTTCAGGGACTAATGTCACAGCATCTATTTCTTTAACAAATTCAACTACATTAAATTCAATCACAGTAACTAATGCTGTTGGAACATTTAATGTTGGAAGTACTATTACATTTACTTCTCAATCTTTAGGAGCTACTGCAGGTGGTGGTAGTGACCTTGTATTTACTTTAGTATCTAATGCTTTACAAGGACAAAATGCTTTTGAATTAGAAACTCTTACACAAGGTGAAATAATGAATAGTGCTGGTCCCGCTGGTACTAATGGAACTTTAATGTCAGGATCAGCTAATAATGTTAGATGGCAGATTGTTTCTCCTAATACAGCATCAGGTGTATTTTCATTAGTAATTAGACAAGGTAATGACAGTACAACAAATCCAAGTATTTTAGAAACTTGGCCTAATGTGTCTTTAGATCCTAATTCTCCAAATTATATTTCAAGAATAATTGGTGATAAAACAGTAACAACTGAACTTGATTCATCTACAGGTGAATATTATTTAAAAGAAGTAGGTTCATATAATAATGCATCTCGTTATGTACGTGTTAAATCAGTATTAACACCTACACCTAACATGTTTAATAATGATGGATCATTTAAATCACAATATACAGCTTCTATTCCATTAGCAGCATCTGGCACATTTGGAGGAGCTACAGGTAAGAAAACAGAAAATATTGCTCCATTAAGTTTATTTGAAAATATTAACTCAACTAATACACAAGGTTTAGTAGCTTCAAACTACACAATAGCTTCTAGTTTATTATCAAACAGTGAAAATTATGATTTTTCATTAATCTCAACTCCAGGTTTAACTCAAGCAGATTATTCTTCTACAGTAAGTAGATTTATCACATTATCTGAAGAAAGAGGTGATTGTTTCTATATTCTAGATTTAGCAAATTATAATTCAACTGTAGGTACAGTAACAAATAAAGCATCTGAATTAAATACAAATTATGCAGCAGCATATTGGCCTTGGGTTCAAGTATTGTCTCAAGCATCAGGTAAATTAGTTTGGGTTCCAGCTTCTACTGTAATGCCTGGTGTTTATACATTCAGTGATAGAGTATCAGCAGAATGGTTTGCCCCAGCTGGATTAAACAGAGGTGGTCTTGGAGGTGCTATTCAAGCAGAACGTAAATTAAGTACTACAGATAGAAATACTTTATATGAAAGTAAAGTTAATCCAATTGCTTCTTTCCCAGGAGTAGGTTTAACAGCATTTGGTCAGAAAACATTACAAACTCAATCTTCTGCTTTAGATAGAGTAAATGTTAGAAGATTATTGATTGCTCTTAAACGTTATATCAGCTCTGTAGCTCGTACATTAATTTTCGAACAAAATACTATTACTACAAGAAATAACTTTATTTCACAAGTAAATCCATATCTAGAAACAGTTCAACAAAGACAAGGTTTATTTGCTTATAAGGTAGTTATGGATGATAGTAATAACACACCTGATGTGATCGATAGAAACCAATTAGTAGGTCAAATTTATATCCAACCAACTAAAACTGTTGAATACATCTATTTAACATTTAATATTACACCAACAGGAGTTGAATTCCAATAATATTTATCACCAGAAATAAACACTAAGTAAAATGCCAGTATTAAATACAAACGAAACTATGTTTACGGCTTTTGAGCCAAAAACCCCAAATAGATTCTTGATGACTATTCAAGGAGTTCCTTCATATTTAATTCACAAAGTAAAATTTCCTGAAATTATCTTAAATGATATTGTGTTAGATCACATCAATGTTTATCGTAAAGTAAAAGGAAAAGCTAAATGGTCAGACATGAGTATGGAACTTTATGATCCGGTAACACCATCTGGTGAACAAGTAGTAATGGAATGGATCCGTTTATCACACGAATCAGTAACAGGACGTGATGGTTACTCAGATTTCTATAAAAAAGATTTAACATTATCTGAAATTGGTCCTGTAGGTGATGTAGTAGGTGAATGGGTTATCAAAGGAGCATTTATTAAACAAGCAACTTTTGGTGATGGTGATTATTCTCAAGGAGATACTTACAAAAATATTACTATACAGTTAGCTATGGATTATTGTATTCTTTCATACTAATATTTTAAATTTTTTACTAAAATTAGGGTTGGCTTTCACCAACCCTTTTCTTATCATATATTTATAATAAACAAAGTTATATAAAATGTCAGAATTTCGTTTCCCAACAGAAGTAATAGATTTACCTAGTAAAGGTTTAATCTACCCAGAATCCTCTCCATTATCATCAGGTACAGTAGAGCTAAAATATATGTCCGCAAAAGAAGAGGACATTTTAACAAACGCAAATTTTATCGAAAAAGGTATTGTAATTGATAAATTATTACAATCTATGATTGTATCTAAAATTGATTATAATGAATTAATTTCAGGTGATAAAAATGCAATATTAGTAGCAGCTCGTATTTTAGGTTATGGAGCCGAATATGAAGTAGAAATCACAGATAAATACGGTAAAAAAATACCAGTTAAAATTAATTTATCTCAATTAGAAAATAAAAAATTTAATGAATCTTTGTTTATTAAAGGTAAAAATAAATTTGATTTTATTTTACCCCAGTCAAAAGTAAATGTCACCTTTAAAATATTAAACTCAAAAGATGAAGCTATAATTGACGCTGAATTAAAAGGTTTAAAAAAAGCATTCCCTAATGAATCATTTGATATAACTACTCGTCTTAAACACCAGATCATATCAATTAATGGTGATTCTAGCGCGGAAAAAGTGCGTTATTTCGTCGATAATATGCTTCTCACCGACTCACGCGCATTACGTAAATATATTAACGAAATCACGCCGGATCTTGATATGAAATTCTCATATGAAGATTCAAAAGGTGACATTGTGGAGGGTGTCTCTATCCCAATGAATATCAACTTTCTATGGCCTGACGCCGGCTTATAAGCCGATTTTTATGGAAGAGATACACGATTTAGTGTATCATGGAGGAGGAGGTTTTATTTATTCTGAGGTATGGCAAATGCCTGTAATGACTCGTCGTTATCACATCAGAAAAATAAACGATTTCTTACAAAAGAAAGCGGAAGCTGAGGAAAAAGCAATGAAAGGCAACTCAGTAGATCCAAAATCAATGAAACAAGTTCAAGTACCCGATTTCGTGGCTAAGGCAAAAAAGTCTTAGCCACTTATATTTATTAGTATATGGCTATTCCAGGAATTGATGATAATGATTTAAATAGGTTAAGTAATCTTAGCTCTAATTTTAATAATGTTGCTAATGCAACTAACAATTATCAGCAAAATATAATAGGACTTAATAAAGATTTAGAAGAATTTAATGACTTAACATCACAATTAAACCAATCTTTAAAGAATCAAGTAGCTAATGTAAAAGATTCTAAATCACCATGGCAAAATTATTATGATTTAGTTCAAAAAGCAAAAATAGCTCAAAAAGAATTAAATGAGGGGACAGAAAAATATAATGATTTAATTAGTAAAGTCCAACAATCTGCTCAAGTAGAATCTATTATTAAGGATGGTATAAATTCAAGAAGAAAATTAGGAGAAGAACTAACTAAAACAAGAGAAGCACAAATAAAACTAAATGAAGAATTATCAAAACCGGCAGGACAACAAAATCAAAATTTAATAAATCAACTACGAGATGAAGCTATACAAAAAGCAGAAAATCTAGCTAAACATGAAGAAAATGCTAGAAACTTAGCGTATGCTATAGCAGGAGAATGGGACAAAGCAGGAGTAATTTTAGATGATTATAATACAAGTTTAGCTGACGTTGCTTTAGAACAAGCCTTTATTAATGAACAATTAGAAGATGAAAATAAAAATGCTAATAGAAGAGCTAAGATGTTAAGAGATACACTTCCTCTTTGGCAAAAAATAACATCTCAAGTTCTTTATTGGAAAAAAACACTAGAAGAAACCCAATTCGGTAAATTTATATCAGTTCAATTAAATGCAATTGGTATTAGTTTTGCCTCTATGTTAGAAAATGTTATGGCTTATGACCAAATGTTAACAGATTCTGCAAAACAATTAGGTATTTCTAAAGATGGTGCTAGAACTTTGGCGGGTGAATATGAAAGAACAGCATATAATGCTAAAGAATTTAATAGTAACGCTGAACAAACTTTAATGACTCAAAAGGCTCAATTTGAAGCTCAAAGTCAATTAAATGCTTCCTTAGGAACAGCAGGATTATTCACAGCTAAATCAAGAGTAGATCAAGCATTTTTAACAAAACAAATAGGATTACAAGGTACAGAAGCGGCAAAAATTTATCAATTAGGTAAATTAAGTGGAATAGATGCTGAAAAAACATCAAAAATAGTAGCACAAGAAGTAATTAATAGTGGCAAACAAAATAAAAACAAACTAGATTACAAACAAATATTATCAGATGTTGCTAAGGTTGAAGGGCAGCTAGCAGTTCAATATCAAAACAACCCAGAATTAATTACAAAAGCTGTAACTCAAGCTAAACAATTAGGATTAGAGTTACAACAAACATCAAAAATGGCTGATTCTTTACTAAATTTTGAATCTAGTATCAGCAATGAATTAAAAGCAGAATTATTAACAGGTAAAGCATTAAATTTAGAAAAAGCAAGAGAATTAGCATTAAGGGGAGATTCAGCAGCCGCCGCTAAAGAATTAATGGACAATGTTGGTGGTTTATCAGAATTCCAGAATTTAAATGTATTGCAACAAAGATCATTAGCGGATGCAATAGGATTAGGTGTAGATGAATTAAGTAATGCTTTAGCTACTCAAAAATTATTAAAAGGAACCGCATTTGAAACAAAAACTGCATTTGAAGAGGCCGCAAGAAACGCTAAAACTGAAGATGAAAGACAAGCATTGTTTGCTCAATTAAGACAAGCAGATAATGCTGATCAATTAATAAAACAAGCATCGCAAATTTCTAATCAAGAAAGATTTAATTCATTAATTGAAAAACTTAGAGAAACATTTACATCAATATTAGAAGGACCTGTTGGTGGAATTTTAAATTTCTTTTCTAAGATTTTACAAAGCGCTACAGCATTAAAGTTAATAGTAGGAGCTATTGGTACTATTATGGCTGTTTCTTGGTCAGCTGGTATTGTAAAAAGTATTACTGCTTTAGGACCTCTTTTAGTAAAAATGGGAATAGTAGCATCTGAAGCAGCATTAGCAAATTCTTTTATAACTTTTGGAGCAGGGATTGTTATAGCAGCGGCAGCAGTAGCAGGAACAATAGCCGCTATTAATTCAATGTCTGGAGCCAATGTAAGTGTACCATCTTCTGGAGGTGGAGTAAATACAGATAATATAGTTAAACCAGGTCAAACCCAATCATCAAATAATCCAAATAACAAACCAATAGTAGTACATATTGATAATAGATTTGATGTTGGAAATAGAGGAGCAGCAACAATAGCATCAAAACAATATTTAAGCACAGGACTTTATGATAAAACTAACTAATCTAATATTTATCATCAAATAAACAACTATGAGCTTAAAAGATAGATTATTAAATCCAAACCAAACTAGTTTGTTAGGTTTATCTGGAAATCCTGGTCCTGAATTTGAAAATCAAGGACAGATGAATACATCAGAAATCCATGCTTTTTTAGGTAATCCTCAAACTGACACTTTACAAAAATCTCAAGATTTAATTTCTGGTAGATTATCACGTCAAATTCCATTTTATTCTTATTTTAAAGCAGCTTCACAACCTCCTGTATCATTTGAAAATGGATTTGAAGGTAAACCAGCGCCTCATGGTCCTTACCAGGATAAAGGTCCATCTGACGGAAGATATTAATGCCATCATTAAAAGAGATATTTGAAAAAGCCCAATCTACAGGCAATGTAGAATACACCTATTTTGGTGGAGGAGTTTATATAGCTCCTTTTGAACAAACATCTATAGGTTTTGGAAATGATGATCAGCCTTATATTAGATTAGGTTATGATCCTGTTATTAAATTTAGATCTGATGATCCAACAAATATTTTCAATCAGTCATTAGCTGCTTCTAGAGATTCTTTACGTATATCACGTTTTTTATCTGATTTTCCTAATGGTCCTTTATGGTTAGTGAAACAAACAGGATTACAATTATCAAATCCTGATACTTCTTATAAAAGTGCTAATGGAACTTCTAATATTTTAGATCAATTAGATGGACCTAGATTTTATAATCCATTAGGTAGTAATACTTTATCTCAAATACCAGCGGGAGTATTAGGATATCATTATACAAGACATGGTTTATCTCCTACAAATGATATAGGTTATATATCATTAAATACTACAGACAATGGTATATTTGAATCTAGATTAACTACATACAAAGATAAAATTCAAAAAGACACAACCCAGTTAAACACATATACTGGTGGCCCAGATTCAACCTTAGGATTAGGCAGAACTACCGTTAACTCATATGGGGATAGTTTTAAATTAAATACAGGAATAACTAATAAACAAGGATTTATATTTAATCCTGAAGCATCTAATAGAGATTTTACTATTAATATTCCTGGAGAAACTACTCCAACTAAAAAAACAGACCCATCTTTACTTCCAAATAATTTATTAGGATTTCAACCTTTTTCTTATGAAAATATAAATGATTATGTTCAGACTGAAACTAAAAATAGTTTAGTTGACTCAATAAATAAAAATATTAATATATTTCCTTTAGATTTTAGAAAAATAAAAGGAACAGAAAATAATTCCGATTATCCTAAATTTAATATTCATAATAGAATAGGTGTCACATCAAATAATAACGGCATAGGGTCTAAAAATACAGTAGATTCTATTAATATTTTACGAATTACACCATCAAAAACATTTTTTGGTAATAGTAGTACAGCTACACAAAAAATAGATAATACTAATATGATTTATACTAAAGGTTATGCTAGTGGATCTATACTTGATCAAGTTAATGGTTTTTATGGTAGAGATTTAATTAAATTTAGATTAGAATTTTTAAATAATGATACACCTGTTATAGGAAATGAAATAAATACAGATGTATTAGCATTTAGGGCATATATTGATAACATGAATGACAACTTCACTTCCCAGTGGAAAGAATTTAATTATATGGGTAGAGGAGAACCATTTTATGCATATGAAGGTTTTAAACGAAGTATTAATTTAACATTTACTATATTAGCTCATAGCGCTGAAGAAATGGCTATTGTTTGGACAAAAATAAATTATTTAATGTCTACTATGGCACCTGACTATAATAATAAAAATCAAATGCGGGGTAATTATTGTTATATGACAGTAGGAGATTATATATATAGACAACCCGGTGTAATAGATTCATTACAAATATCAGATTTATTTGGAGATAATCAAACAGGATGGGAAATAGCATTAAATGAACCAGACGTTGGACAAGAGAAAAATACAGATGATAAAAAACAATATGAAATTCCAAAAATGGTAAAAATTCAATTAGGATTTAAACCAATACATAATTTCTTACCAAAGAGAATGTATGCTGAAACAAAAGATGGTAAACTTGTTGAAAATCATACAGCTACATTTGTTACTCCTAATCATATGTTATTACCAACTAAATATAATAGATATTTACCATCTCTCCCATTACAAGAACAAGAACAAACTCCACCTATATTCTATGTAAGTTATGAATAGATACCCAGCGACATTAATATTAAAAGAACAAAATGGTCCAAGATATTTTGGATCAACAAAATATCCTTTTATTGTAGAAGATCCAAATGATTATTATATTATTACTATGCAAGGGGATAGATTAGATAATTTAGCAGCACAGTTTTATGGAGATCCAACATTATATTGGATTTTACAAATTGCTAATAGTGATTGTAAAAAAGACTCATTATACCCACCTGTTGGAATGCAATTACGTATTCCTCAAAATATAACAAAAATACTAGATGATTTTGATATATTAAATGGATAATAGTTATGAGTATATTTAAACAAACGTTAGCCCCTGAAATTCAAGATCAGTTAAAAGTTAGAACAAATGTTGTTAATGGAAATGGAAGACCATCAAATTTTCCATCAGCATTAAATTCTCCGGGGAGAAATCAATTGTTACCATGGTATTTATCAAAAAATTCATGGGTTCGTATGACCTCTATGGTGAATTTTACATCAGGTACAGCGTCCTTTGTTGGGGATGGTACTATAAAAGTTCAATCAGATGGCAGATGGACAGATGATCAATTATCTCGACGTTATATTTTAGAAGGCGGAACATTATATGCTAAAGAAAATAATGGAGTTGAAATAGAAGCAGCATTACGTGAAAATATTGGGTCAGCAGGTGGATCTTACGGTGGGAATTTTGATGTTGATGGAAATGGTCAAGCTAATAAGTATTCAAGGCAATTTGGCATCAGGCCAATGCCTGGTATTACATCAGTAAATTTACATACTGTGGGAGCATACGGTTCAATATTTGAAACTACTGTAAAATTTTACGCTTGGGATACAAAACAATTAAATGATTTAGAAATATTATTTATGAGACCAGGTTATTCAGTATTACTTGAATGGGGGTGGTCTCAATATATAGATAATAACAATATACCACAGGTATTTAATGGACAAACAATAAATGCCTTTTCAAAATTAACACAACAAGACATTTATGATAAATTAGAAACATTACGTAAAAAATATGATCATAATTATGATGGAATGTTAGGTTATGTTAAAAATTTTAGTTGGAAATTAATGCCTAATGGTGGTTATGATTGTACTACAACATTAATTTCAATGGGTGAAGTAATTAACTCATTAAAAATTTCAACTAATAATTTAAAATTAAATAACTCAACACCTGATTTTGATTTTGATAAAAAAACAAATTATGTTTATGATGATTATGAAAATCTTCTAATCAGCATGAAATTTTCAAGTGAAAAAAAATATTTTAATTATTTAAACGGCAATGTTATTGATGAAAACACGTATAGAGGAAGTTGGGATTATACTAAAAATTATGTTAGTAGACAATCAATAGAACAAAAATTAAAAAATAATGGATATGATGCTATAGCAGAAAATTTAACATCACAACCATTAGTAAAAAAAATATATGCTGGAGATTCAAAATCACCCTTAGAACATGGACAATATTATGAATATCTTTCATTAGATATTGTGATGGCTATAATGGACTCCTATTTTAACATTGTAGTTACATCAGAAAAAAATAAAAATACAACAACTAACCCACAAAAACCTGCAAAAATAATTCCACCAGGAAATACAGATTATTGTTTAGCTGGGAAAGATTCAATTTCAGTAGACCCAAGAATTTGTTTAGTATCAAACCCATTAGCATTTCAAGAAGAATTTATAATAGGATTAAATCCATTAATTTCAGATCCAAAAGAAGCATTAGGAGTAACTCCTCCCGTTCAACAAACCTTACGAAATCCTGATAGTGAAGAATTATATAGAAATGATGAATTTATAACAATGGGACCTTTCTACAATCCAACTTTACAAGTTGGATATTTGAGTAGAATTTATATTAACATTGATTTATTATTAGATGAATATAAAAATTTAAAAAATTCTGCTAATGATACTGGTGTTAACTTTATAACATACATGAAAAATGTCTTAAATAAAGTTTCAAGTGCATTAGGTGGATTAAATAACTTTATTTTATCAACAGCAGGTCGTGATCAAAATTTATTAAGAATAGTAGATACATATTATTTAGAAAAAAATAATAAAAAATATGAATTTGATTTAATAGGATTAGGATCAATATGTAGATCAGTAGATATAGAATCACAAATATTTCCAGAACAATCTACAATTGTAGCAATAGCAGCACAATCAAAAGCAAATTTAGGAGATGTATATAATTCAACTCAAGTATATTTAAACGCTGGTATTGAAGATAGAGTAGCATTAGCTAAATTTCAACCAGGAGAAGAAGATAACCAATCACTTAAAGGAAATCCTTCAAATCCCTTTTATCAAAAATTATTTGAATTTTTACTTTATGTAAGAGATAATATAGTAGGAGCAAAATTAGAAGACTCATATTCTATATCTACAAGTAATACCGGTACAGTTCCATCAACCTTCTTAAAACAATTTATGTTAAATTATAATGGTGACATGAATTTTAAAGCATTAATACCATTTAAATTAACAATAAAATTAGATGGAATTGGTGGAATAATAGTAGGTGAAATTTTTAAAGTAAAACAAAATGTTTTACCACAAAACTACTATGATAAAAATTTAGGATTTATTATCACTAAAATATCTCATGATTTAGTAAAAAATGATTGGGAAACAACATTAGAAACTCAAATTTGTTTGTTAGATAATGATAAATTTAAAGACTTTTTAGTAATTAATAGAGAAGGATTTAAAGAATATTTAAAAATAGGAGCAAAAGAAGCCATAATATACCCAGCAATAATAAATTTTGCTATATACCAAGCTTTAAAATCATTTGTAATTTTAATACAAGCTACTAGAAAAGAATACAAAAAATTAGGACAAAGTCAACCACCATTAACTGTAATTCCTAATCTTTTAAAAAATTATGGTAATCAAGCTTCATCTGATGTTATAAAGGTATGGTTAAATCAAATTACAACTCTTAATAATTATGATTTATCTAATAATGATGGGTTAGTAGGAGATTATGGAATTAATCAACTTAATAATTGGTTAGATGCTTATAATAATTTATTTTTAGCATCATTAACAACAGATCAAAAAGCATTAAAAGTAGGTGATGAAACTTTACAAGATGCTGTAAATGGATCAATTAGTAATTTTACACTTATTAATGAAATCCAATCAAAACTTAATGATAACATTAACATGTTTGCTGAACCTCAAATTTGGGATGGAGTATTTATAAAAACAATGGATGTTAGAGCAAAAGAAAATAATGGAAAAAATATTCAAGTATTTGATTATGTTAGATTAACAGAAAACATAGAAAGTGAATTAGTAAGTAGAGGAATATTAACAAACACATTTAAACAACAATATTACAGACTTCCATTAGTTGAAGGATCATTACAACCAGAACTAAACCCAATTGAATCTAAAATATTCTATGGTGATCAAAATTCATTATATCAAAGATTTTACTTATATCAAATAGTCACAAATTATATTAGAGGGAATTTTCAATATGATATGAAAGTTAGTGATAAATCAATAGTAGAAGAATATTATGATATAATTCCTAATCCTTTAATTTCAAAAGAGGAATTTTTAAATGAAAGTTTTCTATTTAATAATGTATATCTTAACTTTTAATTATGTATATTCCTAAAGGTAAATTAGATCCAAACATTTATTACACCAATGGTGGTGAATATGTTTTGTCTACAACAAGAACAGAATATAAAGGATATTACCATAAGGATTTAATGGGTGGGGTATGGACAGACAAAGAACATTCAGTAGATTCAATTAAACTTATCCCACCTCCATTAGTCCCTGAGGCTCCATCTAATGTAAATTTAAGAAATAGAGAATCATCAGCCTACTATAGAATTAGTTTAAAATCAAATAAACCAACACCAAAACAAGTAGCGGTACCTGTAAGTGATGCTTTACCACCCACACAAGAAGAATATCAACAAACATATTTTACAAGATATATTTTACAATATAAATTAACAACTAAACCAGTTTATATAGAAGTAAATAAAAATACATATTATAGTATTTTAAATGCTACAGAATCAAATTATTATAATATGGTAGAGGTATTATGGAAAATTTATGGTCCTCTTTATGATAAAAAAGAAAACGGAATTTTAATTCAAGGTGGAGTAATTGACTCAAATCTAAGATCAATACAAGAAGCAAGTAAAAAAATATCAGGTATTGGAAATTATTTAAATGATGTATTACTCTACTATAAACAATAACATATTTATTATATATTATGAGACATTTATTAAATGAAGAAGTCATTAAAATGCAACAATTAGCGGGTCTCGCTGATAAAGATGAAACATTTGATGATATAGTAAATGAATGGTTAACAACTATTGATGAACATGCCCTTTTAACTGAAGAAGAAAAATTATTAGAAGAAGGATTATGGGAAAAAACCAAGTATTATTTATCAAAATTAGGTAGATACAAAGCAAATGGTCAAATCTTTGGTAAGGATAAAATAGATGCTGAAGCAGAAAAAAAACTTCAAGATATTTTAGAAAAGCAAGGCAATGAAAAAATTAAAGATCTTGTAGCTGCTATCAAAAATTACAATGAAGAATTTCCTAATAATGAAGAAGAATCAAAATTCTTAAAAACAGCATTAGAAATAGGAAAAACATATGATGGAATAGTATCAGCAACTAAAAAAGATCCTAAAGATGATGGTTACATGCCTGTAGATGCAGCTAACGTTATTATTACAGATTTAAGAGAATTAGTAAAAGACTTTCTAGATAGAAAATTAAAAGCAGCTTATTCAGTATTTAATGAAGCTGATAAAGATTTATCAATAGGAGATACAGATGACTATGATAAAAGATCTGCTAAAAATTTATTAGCAAAAAGAGCAGGTGATCAAGAGTTTGATTCAGAAAGAATAAAAACTCTTAAATCTAAAAAACTTCCATTAGCTTTATTATCATTAGGTGCGGCAGCAGGTGGTTTAGGTTGGATCTACAAAATGTTAGCAGATTCAGGTGAAACTGTTTTTGAATGGATAAAAAGTATTAAAGATTTAGGAAATGTTCAAGATGGTGAAGGATTTACTCAAATCTTAAACAGAACTATGGATGCTGGATTAAGCCCAGATTCATCAGTATCAGAAGTAATAAGTAATGTTAAAGAAATTGGTGGGGGAGATTATGATAAAGGTGTTGAAATGTTAACACAAAAAGACGGTATTTTTGCAGATCCAGGTAAAGCAAAAGAAGCTTTAATGGGGATGAAAGAAGGACACAATGATGAATCTCTTAAAGATTTCTTTAAAAATAATTTAGCAGGAACTGGAAAATCACCTGGAGATATGCTTGTTACAAAAGCTGGTGGTGTTTTAGCTAAAATGGTGTTAAGACAAACTGTTAAACAAGGAGCTAAAACAGCAGTAATGGCTCCTTTTGCTAAAATATTAGGTGTTTTAGGTGTTGCTGGAGCGGCAGCAGTTGCAGTTGCTAGATACAAAGGTAAAAAATCATCAAGAGCAAAAGTATTGAATGATTTATACCAATCAATGAAAAACATTAAACCAACTGAAGAAAACCCATCAATTGTAGCTATTCCAAATACTCCTTCTACAGGAATAAATAATACTCAAGCTCAAACAGGAAAAAACAATCAACAGACTCAAACAGCTCAAGCATCATCTTCAGTAAAACCAGTTACACCAGATGGACAGTTAGTTAATAGAGACTTAAATAGAAATACATCATTAAAAACAGCATTAGCTCGAATTGATACAGCAGATGAATTCAGAGAATTAATTCTTCAGATGAGTCAATTTGTAAGTGCTAACTTAAAAAAAGATAAAACTAACTTAAAATCAGCTCTATATACTATCGCAAATAAATTAAGAGCTAAAACAAAAAACATAACTGAAGATTACTCATTACCTGCTGATACTCAAAATACTAATAAAGCTATTCAGGCCACTAAAGAATTAGTAAATGATTTGCAAAAAATTAATACTAGAGATGAGTTTGTAGATTTAATACTTAATATATTACCATTAATAGATCCAGACGGTAAAATTACAAAAGATAGAAAAAAATTAATAAACATTATCTATTCAGCAGCAAATAAAATTGATTCTTTTATAGCTGATCGAGATAAAGACCCAGCTAAAAAACCAGGTGGATTAGGATAATATTTAAGGGTTGGCTTTAGTCAACCCTTTTTTTATATTATCAATAAAGGTTATGCACGCTATTATTGAGACTAAACATCAGTTAAATCAACTAAAATGTTGTACAAATGATAGTTGTTTTATT